TTATTGATTATCTTCAGCATAAATGCCAGCGCTAACTACTGCACTGCCAACGATTAATCGGCCATAACCCAGCGGCACAGGATTACCCTGCGCTTGAGTGTTTACGGGCCCATTGAAGCCGTAACTGGGCCTATTATCTGCTGCGTCTTGAGATCCTAGACCTTTAGGAGTGCCCGCAATCATCTGAGCAACTCCACCCAATGCTAGAGATATACCGAACGTACCGATACCAGTCCAAACTGCGCTGGAAGTGCCAAACAAGCTCGATGATAGACCTGAAGCGGCCCCACCAGAGTAATAACTAGCGACAGCAATAATTATCACCCCAATTATCGTCTGTAACCGCCCCGCCCGCTTACTCCCCTGAATCACCGGTGCAATCCTTATATCCGCATGTCCAGGCGGATCACCCAATTCCTCCTTGCCAATATTTCGCTTCCCGTGAAAGATCGCGAATGCCAGGCCTTTCTCTCGCGAGTCGCACATGAACTGTTCGAAGCCCGGAAGGAGGATGCTCAAGGCACGACAGGCTTCCGCAGCGCTGTTTACCGCCAATGTATGGACCCGGCCAAAGCGGGCACCGAGCGTGCCGTAGAGGCGGACCGTGCGCAGGCGTTGGTGGCCGGGCAGACTGACTGTGTTCATCTCATCATCTCCTTATGTCGCAGAACGAGGCGCGTGGCCTCGGCCCAGTAGCCGCCGTAGACATCCCGACCGCTGTCACGACCATAAAGGTGGTGCAGGATCGTTCCCGGCGCGGGGTAATGTTGGGGTTCGGTCTGAAGGATCCCGTCGGCGAGGTAGATCCCCGCGTGATTGGTCACGGGGGAGCGAACCTGCATGAGAATCACGTCGCCTTGCTGCAGGTCCTGAACGGGCGCGAAGCCAGCTTCGGCGTAGTGCTGAATGTACAGATCGCCGCCACGACTCCACCAATCGTCTTCGCGAACGAAGTCTTTGAGGCTGATGCCCAGCTCACGTTGGTAGTAATCCACGACGATCTGGTAGCAATCGAGCGTCCCATGGTGAAAGCTTCGCCCCATCAGCGGCGCTTTGTAGTCACTGGGTTCGAGCGTCACATGCTCACCGCTGGCAATCATGCCGTCATCGTTACGCCTGACCTCGACAATGACCCAAGGCACACCACTGGCCTCGCACGACACACGATCCGCTTCACTGGGCGCTGCCGACGAGTCAGGATGGCTGTGGACCACGGCGATGATTGCCCCACGATCTTCTGCTGCGGCATAGCACTTAGGGTCGAGGCGAAAATGCGCTTCGGCAGAAGCCGCCAAGTTGGTGCACGGGACATAGACCTGTGACCTGCCTTCGCGAATGAGCAAGCCACAGGCTTCGTCCGGGTACGCCTCGATGGCATGGCATTTAATCAATGCCAGTGAAGCTCTGGATAGTTTCATCCGAACCTCCCCGCTGTGGGGAATGACCCATAAGGGAGTTGGCCGGTTTCACCGAAGCGCAATTTGCAGCCCTTGAGCGTCCCGCTGCACATGTCGCGACTGGCTTCATCGGTCTGAGTGTCGTCATCAGTAGCGACTGGCCCTGACGTGTAGCCGCAATAGGGGCCTCGGTACCCCCCGATCGACAACCACTGGCAGCAGTTGGCAACGATCTGGCGACCCGGAAGTTGCTTGTTGTTGAGGTTGATCGGCGAGGCCAGCGCGAATTCGACGCGGGTTTTGTCTTCGCCGAGCTTCTGTTCGATGTACCAGATGTCCGGGGAAAACTCTTCGTCAGGATCTGCCTCCGGGTTGCCGTCAGGAAAGTTCTTCGCGTCAAGATAGCGGCCCAAGGTTCGGCGGCGCGTCAGCTTTGCACCTATCAGGTCCTCGAACCCCAAACACAAGGCGCTGATAAAACCGGTGACATTGCCCACCAACAATGTTGGGTTGGGTTGCTGAGCCTGGGCAGTGATCTCGAATCCGGAGGCTTGAATCGGCCATGGCGAGTATTCCTGTCCTTGCCACCAGATCGGGCCGATGTGTTGATAACCGTGAAAGCGGTAAAGCTCAGCTCCGATGGCCGTGGCGTCTAGCTCAAAGAGCTCCACGCGCACTCCAGCCTCCAGGGTCTGGATATCTGTATTGATGCCCATGAATTTGCCCTCAAGGGTGGAACGACTGATTGAACGTCGCTGAGATGGACCACTGCCCTCCGCCCAACTCGGCGGGGGCGTATTCGGTGCAGCGAAACAGCATTTTCTCGGCGAAAGGCGGCGTCCAGTAGAACGATTGATAACCCTTTCGCGCGCGCAGGAAATCCAGAATTTCCCGTGTCCGTTCCTTGCTGCCGGTGAAGCTCAATTGCCAGGATTGAGTTTCGCTGTTGATGCCGTCGGCAGCGACCTGCTCGTAGCCGTCACCAAATTTCGCACTGCGAACCTGGTGTTGAAAGCGGGCACTCGGCCGGCTATCCGGCGCCCAGTTGAATGTTTCCAGCATGTTCATCTTCCATTGATTGCCCGACGAATGTTGCCCTGAGAGGACAATGATCGAGCTTCGAGTTCGCGGTACTTCTGTGCCGCGATCTCGCCTATGTGTTGGCCGAAGGCTTCGAGCCCGGCACCGTCAGCACTCACGTCGGTTTTGCCATCGCTTGCAATGGCTATCGACACGTTGACACCACCTGTAGGGCGCGACGACGCTGAGGTGCCTGTGCCAGAGAGCGGCACGACAGTGCCTCCAGACGCACCGCTCATGAGATAGGTCCGGCCTTGTTGGCTGAACAGCTCCGGCCCCATTTCATTGACCCGATAGAAACGGTTCGGTCCCACCGCCCCACCGATTGCCCGAGCACCGCCAAACGCAGCCGCACGACTTGAAGCTCCTTGTGCTCCCCCAGCTCCCTGCGGCGCTCCGAAAGCACTGGCTCCCGCATTGATCAATGACCCAAGCAGGCCGGACGCCGCAGCTTGCGTTGCAATACTTGCCATGTCCGTCAATACAGACCTTGCGAAGTCAGAGAACTTGAACTTTCCCGTGACCGCGAACTGGTTGAGCCCCTGCTCCATGGACTTGAACCCTGCGGTAAACACGGCTTCCGTTTTTCCGGCCACATCCAATGCTTCGGCAACGTACTTGTCCTTGGCGTCCTTGATTCCTTTGCCCCAGCCACCTTCAGATTCATGCTGAATCGTTGAGGTCCGCGGCTCGGCTCTAGCGGACAAAATGGGAAGGCTTTTCACAGGAACCTGCCCTTCACTCAACGATGTGAGCTTTGAGCCCAGATCAGAAAAAGCCCTGCCTTGGTGCTTGATCGAACGGCTGGCTTTTTCCGAAGATTTCTCCGCGGCCCCAGATGACTTGCCCAGCCGGTTCAATGAGGTGGCCAGCTTGTCGATTTCTCCCCTTGCGCGTGCTAGTTGGGCGGTATCTAGCTTGCCGAGGTTTGCAATGGCAACCATGTTGCCTCCTTTTTAATGCTGCTCGTTCATGACGCGCAGTGCTTCAGCTTCCATAACCCGCAAATCAGTGAAAATGCCTTGCCTCAGTTCCCGAGGGATACAGAGCAGCGCCATCACATCAGTCAGTACGGCATAGTCCAGACCTGTGGCGCCTCCCGCTACCATTCGCCATTGCGTGGACATCGCCTCGAATACTCGGACGGTTTGCCAGCAATCCGCCCAGACCGCGTATTCGAAATCAGGTAGATCCGATCCACTCATCCCAAATGCGGCGAGTTGCGCCTCGGATGGCGCAGGCGTGTAGAGAAAGCGAGAGACGCCAATCAGTTTCCCAGTCGAGCCGGCTGATACGCCTGTTGATAAGCATCTAGGACGGCATGCGGGGCAGCGACCGACGTTTTCACCAGCTCCAGAAGCGCGGCCTCACAGAACTCATCTTCGAATTCCCAACCGACGACGATTTCCAAGAGTTGCGATGCCTGAAGCGCGGTCTCGGCTTGAGCACTTTTCGCAAGGCTCGGCTCAGCACATTGGAGCTCTTCGAATAACGATTCTTGCTGCGCGTTCCAGGTATCGAACAGTTCTGCAAGCTGGATGCGGTCGAGATATCTGAACTCAAAGACGACCCTGATCGGCTCTCCACCTGCTCGTGGAAAACCGACGTCGGTTTTGAAGGTCGGTGCGTTAGCGATGCTGATTCTGGGCATGCTCACCTCTGGGCTCAGGCCTGATAACGGGTCGGTCGTGCCGCCAACGACAAGGTAATCGTGCGAGTCATCACGTCATTTCGTGAGAGGTTGGGCGTCGAAGCGATGGACACGTAGGCGTTGTAGTAAATTACTGATCCATTGGGTAATGTGAGGCGCACTGCGCGGGTGCGCTTCAACTCATCCGCCGCCTCACATACGCCCACATACGCCATCGATGGATCGTCCGCGACCGTAATCGTCATGCTGGCTGCGGATTTGGTAGTCGGAAGCTGTCGGTCCTCGTCATCCTCGAGAAAACCCACTGTTGCGAATTGCTGCTCCCCGCCTTGAGTTGCAACTTCCGTGATCTGACTGATAGGGACCCACGCACTGACCGCGCTGACTGTGCCACCGCCAGCCCCGGCGGGATAAACCACTGATCGGGTGGTGTCGATGCCCTGCAGAACGAACGTATCATCAGCCGCAGCACCGATCTTCGCAATGCGACCACTCAAACGAGTCCATCCGGATTCAACGACGACGATTGCGCCTTCTTGCAATCCGTGACCTGTTGACGAGGCGACGGGGGGTTGCGCATTGCTGATCGCAGTGAAGGGAACAACCGGATCATAGGTCTGAGCAATGTCCATTACAGCGCCATTCGGTAAACTAAAACTCACAACTTACTCCTTTAGACAATAAAAAACCCGCACATTGGCGGGTTGGGTAATAATAGTTAAATCATAGGTTCCATCAGATCATCGATCTGTTCATCAGGTAACAATCTATCCGTTCACAGCGTAATCTCTATCCCTACAGTTTCCCACGGTGATAACACTCGTTTCCCAGCAACACAAGTCGCAGTCGCAGCGCAAACGAGAGAGGGGGGGGGTGGAGGAACATACGGAGGGAAGCTTGAGAAAAAGTTACTTCAATACGACATCGTTGTAAACCCTGAAATCTAGTTTTTTTGAAAGACGCTTTTTTCCGCTTTTAGAAGTCGTAATCCATTATCTACTTTGCGCCATTCAACCATCGCCGACAGATCGGGAAACGGTATAGCCTTCAGCCCGACATATACTGCAAGCATCAGACAGAGCATCTTCTACGCGCAAATTGAGTTGTAGGTTGATTTCTCTGAGCCAGCGCTGCTTCGTTCTGATTGAAACCGTTCCAAAGTCAATGTCAGACATTTCATAGAAATCCCCAGGCAGGCAGGGGATTGAGCGCTTCGCTGCCCTACCCCCTTTACTCCTGGGAAACGCCCAAATCAGCATGCAGCGCATTTTTACCGGCGCCGGCGCTGGGGAGATAATGTGAGGCATCAGGCTACGCACGGCTCCATCTTTTTTCACTGCGCAGGTAGAAAACTTTGCCGTCAACACCTGCCAATGAGCAAAACTCAGGTTACGCCGCAAACGAGCAGCCATCCAGGTTTCAGATACCTTACGCTGCAAGACTGAGTCCCGAGAATACTCGTTTACCTCCATTTTCATTTCCCATGACTGAGTTCGAAATCCGGTATCACTCCCGCTCAACATGATTCTTTGCACCAAACTCTTAACACATCTTTTCATTATCATAAATTCCCTGCAGCACAGCCTTCCGGTAGACAATATTCAAACCCGTAGAGGGTAAACGTTCAGCCATCTGTGTTTGAGGTAATTAATGAACGCATTACGGAGGATTTTTCGTGCTAGGCGCATATATCTGCCGCAACCGAGTCTTATCGGTCCAGTCTGCATCGAGGCTATTTGTGAGCGTGGAGAAGCCAACTTAAAATGCCGATGAAATCCGTGCGATACATCCGCCTTTTTTGTAGGCCATCTCTTACACATGTCGCAACCCACTACATTGTTAAATGGTTGGGACAGCGCACGGCCTGAGTTACTCAGCCCGTCTTTACAAAGGTCTGCAACGACATCAGCAGGCATCAATAATGGTCGAAGTCGTCGGTGCAGACCCCGACAGTCAGTTGCTGTAGGGACGCACGACGGGAGGGTTGCGAATGTCGTCAGCCCAACACGATTAACGTCCCGCCAACAAGCCCACGGTGACGCTTTACCGCCATCCTCCTTTACCTGGCAGGCACGCTCTCGTGCAAAAAATGGCCACATCCGTATGGATGGATCGCCCATCCACCTCCGACAGTTTCCCGCTCCCATGTTTGCAACTGAACCAATTCAGCTCTCGCAAACCATCGGAAACCTCGCTCTCCCTTCAAATGACCAGCTACTGTCTATTCGGTGCCCACCACCTTGGGCGTCACTCCTTAGTACGAGGCTAGCTCTTCCCTGTATCACCCAGCCCGTATTCCAGCCCCCATTGCGCGCCTTATCCGTATGAACATCGAGGCGCGAATTTCGCAGGAGTAGGTTGATGAACGGTATCGGTAAACGTCTGAGACAAGAAAGAAAACGATTGAAACTCACCCAGAGCGCCCTCGGCGCGATTGGTGGCGTGGAGGCCAATGCCCAAGGACACTACGAAAGCGGGCAGCGCTTGCCCCGAGCTGACTATCTGTTTCGGATCGCGGCGGCCGGTGTGGACATCAGTCGTGTGGTCACGGGTATCGAGTCGGGCAACCGGGTAGAGGTGCCGGTGTTCCCTTCATTGATCGCGAGTCAGTCAGACCTTGCCGATCAAGACTGCACCAGCGCCGAGAGCGTGGTCAGAATCATCGGCCAGTTGCGTCAGAGCCTGTGGGTCACGGCCAACGCGCTGTGTGAAGTGACGCGATTGGTCGATACGCCGGAGCAACGCCACGATATCGACCATGTGGAAGATCACTTGCGTGTATTGCAAGGCGATGCCGATCTGTTCGTGGCCCTGGCATTGGCTCGGGTGCAGAAGGCCAGTCACGAAGCCCATTGA